ATTTTATCAGCTTCCTCTTCACCGACCTTTTTACGCCAATTGATAAAGATTTCACGATTAAAATGACTCGTAATGGAAGTAATAGAAACTAGTTTAAGTAGTTCTTCTTCATCTGGCACAGAATAATATCTTACACCATCAATCGTCTCACGCTCCAACTGGGGGAGTTCAACATTAATATGATTAAACATCAAAAACCAGCATCCATTTTCGCAATAATGTATTCTTTAACAAGTCCAGAACGAACAATATCGTCTACACCAAATTCAATTATATCAAATGATGGCATTTTACGCAATACTGACATAAAATCTACAATACCATTACGCTCATTTGTTTTTTGTAGATCAGACTGAGAAGCATCGCCACAGAAACAAATCTTGGTATTCTCACCAACACGAGTAATGATTGAATCAAGTTCGTGGAAGTTTAGGTTTTGGAACTCATCAACAATAATGATAGCATTATCAAGCGTAGTGCCTCTTAGGAATGAAGTACTCCAGAACTTAATGGTTTCTTGTGACTTAAGATTTCCATAGAGCATCTCAAAGTCAGCATCAGAAGGCATCTGGAACATATACTTCACCATATTCTTATAAGGAATCTGGTAAATATCTGCCTTATCTTCGTGAGAACCAGGCAAGAATCCAATTTCTCTTGTAGCAACTAATGAGCGAACCAGATAGATTTTCTCATAAGGTGTTGATTCATCCAAAACATCTGCAAGAGCATTGTAGAGTGTAATGAAAGTCTTACCAGTTCCAGCACAACCATAAGCAACTAAGTGTTTACCTGCCGCATATGATTCAAAAAGACGCTTTTGATTGTCTGTAAGTGGATCAATATCAACCAAATAGTCAGAACTCAGAGGTTTTCTCCTCTTCATCTGTTTTGCCGTCAGACCAACTCCGATTGGTTGTTCTACGTTGCCTCTTTTTCTTCTTGCCATATTAGAGTTTTTTTAAATGATTTGCTATTTTTAAAATATGTTCAGTAAATGTAGATATATTTAAATCACTTTTCATATAGTTACATCTAGAACAGCAAGGAACACAATTTTCTTTTTCATATACTTCATTGCTGTTTACCCTATCAATACCATTATATGGAACTGGAATACCAACATATCTACCTTTTCCTCTATGAGGTTGTCTTAACTCTGGTTCAGATCCACAATAATAACAATCTTGTTTAATAATTTCAAGATATTCTTCTTTTGATAGATTAAATTCTATGTTTCTAGTTCTTGCCCCCGATTGACATTGCTCATAAATGTATCTATAAACACTTTCTGGTTTTCTTCTTTTTTGAGCGTTAAAATTGTTTCTATAAGTATGCTTACATCCACAACTTTTTGCTCGGTCTAATTCGTCTTTACATACAAAACTATCATATCTAAAAACTTTTTCTTTTCCACAAATACATTTACACAAAACTTTTTTTCTTTTTCTACCACTTGGATAGGTTTCATAAAAAGGTGGAGATATAACTTCAAGATAATAAAATTTATCTCCGACTTTTATTTCTGGATGTTTTGTATATTGTCTAGACATAAACCAGGTTGGAATGATGTAAGTATTTATATTATAACCTAGTTTACAATTTTTTGACGTTTGATCCGGGCATTTTTTGGGCACGATTTAAAACATCGTTCCACGAAGGGTGTTTTGAAGTTAATTTATTCCTCCAATCACCAACTTCACCAACATTCATTTGTGTTGGAATAAGTGGTTTTAAATGAGGGTTTTCTTTAAGATATGGTTCTTTTTCTGCCATAAGCATCCATTTCTCAAAAATTTCACCTGTTTCAGTATTTTCAAATCTATACGTTGGCAAGATTATACCTCCTATTTAATTTTTATTTAGAGAACCCATTCTGCTTCACCACCAAGTGATTCATAACAAATTGGAAACTGTTCAGCAAAAACTGATTTACACGCTTTAGCAATATCCATATGCTCTTTTTGAGTTCCTGACTTTTCACGGAGAGCAATATAGGTTATCCACGAGCGACAAGATCCCGTCATATAGATGCGTGTAGGCGTCGCTAAAGGCAATACAAACCTCGCGCACTCTTTTGCTACCCCTGCCTCCAACATTCGCTTGTAGAGGTTATTAGAGTGGGCAAAGAGTTCAGCAATTTCTGATTGGAACTTAAGTTTTACATAGTCACCAAGATCATCTGTAGAATTCTGACGATTCTTGGTGTCTTGCTTGCGAAGTTCTGGAATGGGAATATTTTCAGTGATTAGATTGGTATCGGCATAACGTTGCGAAAATTCTTGAAATGTGAAACTACGATGGCGCAGAATTTGTGCTGCGATACCACGGTTGGTTTCAATTTCAAGACTCATAGTGCTCTGCTCAAAAACAGACCAATGATTGTGCTTAATACAATAACGTAGCAAACCCGCATAGTTTTCAGAATCTTGATTCGCTGGATTAGAAACTCTAGCAATATATGCCATTGTTTGTTCTGCATCGGGAGTTACACTGATAAGTTTTACAGTCATTTATTTCCAAATCCTTTTGACGTGTGTGCTTCTAGTTTTGCGACTTCTTCTTCTGCCTCACGAAGTCGTCTTTTCATTTCACGAAGTTCTTCTTCGCTATACATATGATTTTGAGCGACCAATCGCTTCATTAATTTTAGCAGTTCTTTTGCTTTTTTAGTCTGCGTATCCATCGTCATCGTCATAAAGTTCGTCGTAATCTACAAATCGTTCTGTTGTTTTCTCTGGTGCCTTGTAAGCAGAAACATCAGAGTACACTTCTGCTTTGAGAGAATCTACAAGAAGTTCTAGATTACGGACGATGAGTTTGAGTTTGTCTCTGTCCATAAGTTACTATTCTCTTTAGGCATTTTACCATAAAAAAAGAGGGGCAGTCAACCCCCCCGTTTCATTATGACTTGCTTAACAACTCCCTACAAATTCTTTTACAAGTTTGTTTTTCATCATCACACTCAATCAAACAATTAAAATAATCATTAACTAAGTCGTTCTGTTCATTAGATCGTTCTACTGTCTCCTCAAAGTGTTCCCATCCAGCTAGTTGATTGTAAGAGATTAGGTTGTGCATAATAACCTCCATGCACATAGAATAACATAACAAAGGGGTTTTCGTTCATACGCTTCACCTCTATATTCTACTACTATCTAGGTGTTTTGTGTTGATTCCTTAACAATAATTTATGCCTACGAGTTTATACCTATAAAAAAAGGAGGGAATCAACCCCTCCGATTTCTACTTAAATAAAAATTGAATATAAAGCGACAATAAAACAAGTACAACCGCAGATCCTGCGGCAATTTGTAATATTGCAAACATCACTTTGCTCCAACAAGTTGTGCTAGTTGTGCTTTGTGACGACGATCTTCTTTTTGTTTCTGTTCTTTAATAAGTTGTAGGAAGTTTAGCTTTTGCATCACTTATGACCCTCCTTTACAAACTTAACACCGCGATAGGTTTCGTTGTATTGTTGGGATTGTTGTTGCATTTGCTGTTGGTATTCAATACGCTTTTGAGTATCGTATTCAACACCTCTATACACTACACGACTCATTGGTTTTCTCCTTAGTTTTTTAGGTTAAAGAGCGTTCCTTCAGTCGGCTTTTGCGTCTATTTTACACTCTTTTGGAGTAATCTGTTTAATTTCCCAAATCAAGTCATTTTTTGCTTGTTTTGGAATATCAACTTTATGAATTCTCCCAACCATTAACTGTGCTTGAAGGCAAGTTAAAAGAAGTGTTTCCATAGATGAACGACCTATAAGTAGGTTTTAATCCGTTCCGAGTCGGCTTACTTCCGTCTGGTTTCCCAGATGAACGATGAGAGTATTATACTCCCTTTCGTGGATATTTATCAAGTATGATTTGTATCATACGATACAAATTTATAAAATCTTCGCGTGAGAAAATTTTGCCGGAATTTTTTGCCCCTTCTGGGGAATCACTTACGCTTTTTCTTTTCGGGTGCCTGATATCCCCAGAGTTTTGGATTAATCTTTCCATAACCCCAGTCAATATTACGAACTACTGGACCGAGATTATCGTAATACATATCAAACAGATTAGATCTCTTTCCACAGCGTGTTAAATCATAACAAGTTTTACCATCAATTTGATAAGTGACTATGTAAGCATCAGTTGGAACTTGACTGTCTTTTGCTTCTTCTAGAGTACAGTTTTGTTTGATAACTTCACACCCATATTTTGATTTAAACAATTCCTTTTCTTCGGGAGTCCAGGTATGGTTTAAATCTTTATTGGGCGCCTCTCCTTTATCTGATGGCATCTTTGGTTTTTCTATAAGATTTTTTTCCATGATAATAACTTCAAAAATTTAGATTAACTTCTACCGCCCCACTGAATGTCTGAATACGCTTCAGCAACAATTTCTTTTGTAAGATTATATTTTGTATTCAACTTTTTATCTTTCACCAGGCAAAGAATTTCTGCTTCAAGAGGATGAAGACCTTCAAGGATATTAATAAACATTGTCTCACGACGAATATTATTCAACGAATCATTACCACCTTTGATGAAATGATAAAAGTTTTTGTATTCTCTACTAATTGTGGTATGCCCTTGCTTATCACTCGATCCGATTGAAAAAGATCCAGTTTCGTGCATCTTACGAACTTCTTCAGAAATCTTCGTTGTAAGAGACCCGCTGTAAGAAGTTTGGTCTGAGTATCCAGAATATGGCACCGCACCTTCTGGAAGCATTGAAATTACTGATTCATCAAAATTCCAAATAAAGATTGATTTCAATGCGACATGCTCATACTTTCTAAGAATTTCTACCTTCTTGGAATTTGTTTTTTGTCTTGATACAATATCTAATACTTCAAAGACAAACGGGTTGTTTGGCAAACTTGGAGTTGCAGTAACTCTAGCAGTAGTTGCCTTTGAAGTGGTCTTTTTAACGGGTGTTTTTGCTTTAGTTGTCGTAGTCATATGATGAACAAAATGTTGAATAATGTTAAAGTTATTTATTGACTATTCTTCGTCTTCCTCTACTTCAAACTCATCTTCAAAGTATCCTTGCTCAAATCGTACTGATACGATTTCTTGATCGATTAACTCACCATCCTTATCATAAAACTCTGGATGGTATGCAATTTGTTTTGGACCTTCTTGGTGATTCATCATGTATTCTCTGGCAACCCAACCAAGCATTACTCCCACAATCAGAAACAATACTGTTAGAAAAGAACCGAATACTAAACTGATTGCTAACATGTGTTTGCTCCGGGAAACTACTTTTTCTTCCTTGATCTAAAGGAAAACTCAAAATAGATGGTTACCTCCCGATTTAGAAAGCAAACCATCTTCTCAAAGATGATATGGAAGGGCTGGGTCTGCTTTCTTTTTCCTCCATTAAGTATAAGTTCAACACCACGATTGAAGTGGTCTTCTTTTTTATTTAGGTCAGGATTTGATGATTTGTTGTTCCTTGAGGAATTTGATTGTGTCAACGGATCCTCCTAATTTTTGTTCATCACAAATAACTTGTGGGAAAGTAGAGCCTTCGCCAAACTCGGCATAAAACTCATCTCTGGTAAAATGCTCATTGAGATTATATACTACAAAGTTACTTCCTGTCAACTCAAGAACTTGTTTGACTTTATAGCAGTATGGGCAATCCTCTTTAGAATATACAGTAAAGTTCATAATTTGTTATGATTTTTATATTAATTTATAATAGAAAAAAAGAGGGTATAAAAACCCTCCTTATTATACCACCAACTCACCTCTCCCACCACAGAGAGGGTCTTCATTCCCAAAGTTACAAGGATATTGAAGACCTTGTTATTATAAGGAAAAATGAATGAAACGTCAAGGGGGCTTGACGGAATTGAATTTTATGATTAGACTAGGTTTGTTGCCGTTGAAGATAAGTTATAACTTAATTAAGGTTTAGGACCTAAAAGACTCTCATCCCAAACTTCTTTGAGTTCTGTTGTGATCTCATCAACGGTTGTTCCAGTTATTTCTGCTTCTGTAACAAGGTTTGTTACGTCTCTAAGTGCTTGCTTTTGTGCTGTGATAGTAGAAGTATCTCCACCAAGTTCAAGAGCACGTACAAACTCAACGTCAAGTTTTTCAAGAAGAGGTTTTCTTACTTCTCTTATTTTATCTTTTTGAATTTCTTTTGCTTTATCTACATTAATTTTAATCATTTTTTATACTCCTTTGCCCAGTTTTCATAGTCCATTCCATATCCAGTAGGTTCTCCAAGTGCTTCAGTATCAAGTTCCCAAGCATTAAAGAATGTGTGGTCATTGGAAACATATTCTTCATCAACAATCCAAAATGGTTGACCAGTTGGAGTGTCTTTGAGAGCAATTTCATTAATAGTATAAGTTTCTAATGCTTCTTGTGTTGGATATCCTATGGATACTCCACCATTACCGTTATCTAATAAAATTAGTTGAGTCATAATATTTTATTTGTATTTATTAGTTTAACGATAAAATGCTAGATTAGCAAAAGGAGCATCAGTGTCCGAATCAACGGGAGTAACATTTTTAAACCGATATGCTGATGTTGTAGGGGCAACTGAATTATGTCTTAAGTGAATTCCCCAATTTACACCTTGTATTCCCGCTGCATGAGTTACTGCATAGTTTGCATCAACAAATGCGTTTGTAAAATTTACAGTATAATCACCTGTTCCATTTTTAAATACTGTGGAAACATTACCTGAACCACTAATAGTTTGGTTTGTTGAGTTTGATCCACTTCCATTAAATCTTACCCAAGCACGTACTCCATAAGCCGTTGCTGCTGAACCATATCCAGAGTTAAATAATAAATTTCCATTAGAGTTCAATTGCATTTGAACTCCCAATTCACCATTATCAGGTTTGACTTGAAATCTCAAATATCCACCAGTATCTGCAGCATTTGCAACATTAGTATTTGTATAAGACTCAATAACTGCCTTAATACCAGGATTGCCTGTTACATTGGTTCCAGATACTTTATTTCCATATAAAAGACTTCCAACTCTTGTTGCACTTGGATTTGCATTTGGGTTTACTAATGCAATAGTGCCATCAGCAGGATTTACACCAGATGCAGTTCCTGAAAAAGTATAAACTAATTGATTATCGTCCTTACTCCAATTTAAATCACCTGTGGTAATTCCAACTCCAAAAGTTGCTTCACCTCTTACATCT